TTTTTGTACCTCCGATTGGGGTCCGTGCTAGCACTGAACTTTTGTGTTTGCTCTTTTAATGAGCGGTAGACGGGCGTAACCTCATGTGCTATGAGCACAAACCAGGGGGAAAAGCCCGAGAGCAGACGGTCCAAGATCGTCGCCGGGGTTGCAGTCGGGATCATCAGCGTTGCCCTGATAGCGGGCGGGGTAACATTCGTTACAGCCGCTAACACGGCACGTGCCGCCGCGGTCGCCGCGAATAACGCGAAAACCGTCTACGCGGCGAACCTTGCCGCGCAATCCCAGACGGCGGAACGAACTGCGGCCGTCAACGCGTCGGATGCTGCTGCCGCGTCTGCGACAGCCGCTCACGCAGCCGCCACTGACGCGGCCCAATATGTTGCAGACGCCGGCAGTTATGTCGCCGCAGCGAACTCGGCCGCGACGACAGCCGACACTGCGGCAGCCGCTGCTGCAACCGCAGTAACCGCAGGCGACCTTTACGCCGCACAGGTTGCGGAGTCGACAGCGGCCAGCGCAGCAACGCAGGCGCAGACCGCAGACCAGCAGGCAGCACAAACCGCTGCTGCCGCCGCCGCGCAACGGGCAGCACAAGCCGCAGCACAACAAGCCGCACAACAGGCGGCACAACAGCAGGCAGCCCGGCAAGCGCCAAAGCAGCAGGCATCAACGGGAGGAACGCCGACAAGCAACGGGCTCCCGGCAGGCGCAGCCGTACCCTGGATCCCATCATCCGACCCGAACAACTCGGCAGGCGGATCATGGAACACACAAGCCTGCGCATCCCACAACGCCTCGGGCAACCCTGCACACTGCGACTAAGCGGATGCGCCCGGAGGTGCAGGCGGAACGATCCCAGCAGCCTTCTCTAACGCAGCAAGACGGGACCCGTAATACGCCTGCATCATAAGACGTTGGTGACGTTCCCGGGCGACCGCCTGAATAAGCGGGGTAACCAGTTCCTCAAACCGGACACCCTCAACCAACCCGTTCTCGTCATACCAGACGTGAAGCGGGAGGATCGGGGCAACATCCTCCGCCATCATCCCGTCGAACCAGGGCGCAGCGTCCACGCCAAGCTCGAGGATGTCTGACGTTCGCTGGTAACTGTACGCGGGAAGCGCAAGGAACGCATCAAGGTCGTACCCGGCCGGACCAATATTCGTTTTGAACCGGCGCGACGACGTGTTGCCGCCCATGTTCCCCGACGAATCAATGTAGACCGCCGAATACCCCACTGTCACAGTGTTCGATTTCGTGCCCGGGGAATTGATGATGCCCGCCGAAACGACACGACCCGATGCGGTAATGTCACCACTTGCACCGACTGTGCCACCCGTCACAGCACTCGATGCTGTGACGTTGATGGCACTGACGCTGCCGCCAGTCGACGTGATGTTGGCGCCTGCGGTAATCGTCGTACCCGCTGTCACAGTTGTTGATGCGGAAATACTGCCGGTGGTGTTGATGGCACCGTTCGTGTTAAACGCACCCGTGCCTTGAATGGTGATCGAACCACCATCGTTGACAAGGATGCCACCAGCACCGATCTGCATAGCCTGACCGGTTTTCGCCGCAGCCTGCTCGGTCAACGCACGTTGCGCATCCCGCGTCTGCCTCGACTGAAATGTGGCCGGATATTGGGGGGCCTGCCCCGCCAGTGAGCCTGGGTTAACCGACATTGAAAACTCCTGCCGGTGAAATCAGGGACGGGGTTAGGACCGGAGTATTCGTCAACGTCAAGTCGTACCCGACCGCACGAGCCGTACCGGACAGACCGCCAGGGAACGACGGCACCAAATCGTTGCCGTTCGCATCCAGGCCACCAATGTTGAACCCAACATCATCACCAATGAACCAATCGACACCGAGTTGCGGACCCTCAGAAGCCACATACGACATGGTTACCGTGTTCGTTCCCGCATACATGGCCGCGACCGCAGTAGAGGCATGACTGTTCAACGTAGCAACATCAATGATCGAGGTTGATGGTGTCCACCGGTACTCGATAGTTGGCTGATCGGGGGCCGTGACGGTCTGATGAACCGACTGTGGGCGCACCGAACCCGAACCCGTAGAGACAGCCATCACATCGTTTGCGCCCTTGCCCTGCGTGTAATCCTCGATCAACTGGAACGAGGTAACCGGCCCAGGGATCTCGAAGGTTGCCGAAGGACCCAACCCGGCAGGAACCGCAGCCCCCACCCTGTCGCCCACATACAAAACTGGGGTGATGCGTTCTGGGTTTGTCCGCCACTCCCACCCGATATACCATTCGGGGCCACCGATCACACCCATCAAGTCGGTGAGAATCGAGTACACGGTTTTGTCGTCCGTGTCAAAGTAGGTGCGTGCTCGAGGTGTCCCCGCGCCGGCAGTCGTGTATTGCACCCGGATTGGGATACCGTTCTTCCCTCCGGCACCATCCACAATGTACGAGTTGATCAGGTCGGCAACAATGTCGTTTTGTCCGGTCGTTGTGTAGGTTTTGTCTCCCCCGTACCGGCAATCCAAATAGGACTCAACGGTTGCCAAATCGAGTTTGATTTCGTCCGAGTGATCGCGGGTGCGCCGCACAATTCGGTGACCGATCAACGGGATACCGTGCGACGGATCAGACGGGTTATCACCCAACAGGATCAGATGAGACGCGTTCTTCTTCGTCGCCCGCAACCAATCAGCCGGCGCATCCGCCGCATTCACCGGCAGGGTAGCACCCGACACTGATTCATACCGGCCAACCGTTTGCTGCACCGACGACACATTCAGCAACGGCAAGTCAGCAATAATCTTGCCGGTACGAGCCTCCGTAGCAACCCACGAGAAACCCATTATTACGCCGTCCTATAAGAGAACTTCCACGACAGAACAGCACCGGTCGTCCACGTCACCGGTATCACCGACGACAAACTCGACTGGTTCACATACGTGCCCGTCGCGGTCGCTGCCGCTAAAGTGACAACGGTGTTGCCGCCCAGGAACTCAGCGATCAAAGAGTTGAATGCGCCACCCGAAAGGATCGCCCCACCAATGCCCTGAGCAAACGCAACGTTCGCGAGGTTGTATTTCGCGTTCGCGGCGACAGGAAGAGACACGGTGACGCCAGGCCCAGGAATCGAAGTGGTTGACCCGAAAACGACGGACCCTTCAACCTCGACATAATCGCCACGCCGCGTGTACTGCGAGTCCAGAGTTCCGTTGCCCAACGTCAACCCGGCAAGTGTCGGCGTGTATGCGGTCCAGCCGCCATCATCCCAAATGCTGCCAGTCCACCGGACAAGGCCACCCAAAGCGGCATCATCGACGTATTGGCCGACAGAAGGTGAAGCTGGGTAGGTGGTTGAGGATCCGGTTGGCAGGATGCCACCCGCAGCAACCGTGTACGGGGCGTTCCAGGTGACTGTAGGTGAACCGCCACCGGAGACGGGTACGTTGATGTTCGCAATCACGAACGCGCGTGTCACAGGCAGTGCAGGTGCAGATGGTGACGGTGCGGCCGTACCGGCAAGATACTTGCGAGTCACCGCAGGAACAGATGACCCATCCGACTCGCCCGGGTCATCGATCTGCACATAAATGATGTCCACACGCGGGTTTGTCGCATTCGCCGCCGTAACTGCACCTGTAGCGACAGCATCAAACGCGAACTGGTACGGGCCAGCAATCGCAGACGACTCCACATCAGCGACACCCGCAAACGGTTGCACCGTCCACGTCGTAGACGTAGCAGTGACCGTGCTAGACGGGGTACCCGGACGCACACCCGTCAGAGCACCCAACGGGCGCGCAGATGTTGCCCCCGCCAACAGTGCGGATGCAGTCTGACGACCCTGACGGCCAGAGAACGCGGGCGCACCCGCAACAGCGTTAACCGCCCAAACTGTATCGACCATGTTCTATTCCCAACTTGGAGTTGCAGTGACGGTGAGCTGCGAAGCAGCGTTATACGTGGCAGCCGCGAACGACCACGTGTTGTTGCCCGGATCAAACCCGGACCAACCACGCGAAGTGATGTACCCGTTCCTGGACGACTGCCCGTTAGCGAGGACCGTTCGTTTCTCCATGTCCACCAAAAGAAATTCGCCCGTGTTCAACACGAGCGAAGAAGAGAAAACGAGCGACTGGGCCGACCCCACATGGGTGATGATCGGCCCCGTACAGGGGCCATCTATTCGCAACGACACAGGCCCGGTTTCGTTGCCCGGATTAGTGAGCGACAGTTGCCCCGAAACTTGCACAGCGGAGAACGTGGCCGGCCAAGTGGCAGGGAACGTTAGACCGCCGCTCGAAGCGGGGAGCATGGTTGACCCGGTGAGAGGCGTCCCGAACTTGCGCCAATCCTTCGCGAACACTTGAACCGTGAACGTCGACATCATGTGGTTCAGACGTGACAGGATCACATCAGCCGACCTGTACACGTTCACCGAACGGACACGCCCAGACTCCGACACCGACAACAGGGTGGCCGACCGGTTCACATTGTCAATGAGCGTGTCCGTGTCCAACGAATGTTGCGCCGGCGAAGTGGATACGATCATGCCTGACAGGGTGAGGGTGCGGCCGGTGGAGAACGAATCCCCCACCGACGCACCCGACTGTCGTGGCTTCTGCACCGGCAATAACGTGGGTGTTGATGTTCCCCATCCGTCGAACTTTTGAACAATCCACTTCGTACCGTTGCCATCAACCGCGTTCAGGGTGAGCGCGCCAATGGTGATAGGTGAGTTGGAGAGAACCATCACACCCCCTGCATGGATTGGTAATGGGTCACCATTTGTGCGGTCGCCACACCGTTGTTCGACTCGGTGATGTAGTAGTTGTTCACCACCGACCTTGAACCGCCGCCAAGCTCTGCACGTGCCGTCGCAGCATCCCCCACGTTCAACGCCTTCAACACGGGTCGGAAACGACTAGACCACGGGTTCTGAATAACCTCTTCACCCGTCGACAACCATGCCGGCACGCTGTCAGATTTCGGTCCACCCGGACCCTGGACAGAACCTCCACCAGCCATGCCGATAGTTCCGCCATCGGCATGCTTGTATGTGGTATACACGTTGCCCGCAGCGTATTGGTTTGCGACGATCTGCGAATTAGCGGTCAGACGGTCGAGCGCGGCCTGGAGTTGTGCCACGGTCATCATCGCCTGAGTGGCATCGGCCTCCAACTTCACCGTCTTGTCTTTAGGCAACCGCAAAATCTGATCAACCAACCCGGACACCTGACCGGCATCCAACCCGGCCTGAGTAGCATGATCGATGATCGACTGTCGGTTCTTCGCCAACGCAGCATCACCATCAGCCTTAGCCGTCGTCACCGCGATACCTTGCTTCGTCTCCGAAGCCACAACCGCATCCGCCTGCGCTTGCGCATCCTGCACTGCAGTAAGCACCCACTGATGATTCGCGTTACCCGTTGCCGTGTTGATATCCAACGATGTTGCCTGGGCTGCACCCATCGTTTTCATGCTCGTCTGAATGTTCGCAGCCAACGTGATGAAGTCAGCCGCGACCTTAATGTTCGCGGCCTCCAACGTCTGCGGAACACCATTCAGCAGATCGGTTTCGCTCTTCCAATCCTTGGCCGCCTGAGTAGCTGAGCTTTCCGCAACCGCCAACGCCACGTAGGCCCCTTGGGTCATCCCCAACGCTGCGGCCATCGCCGGAGCACCAGCCTGGAAAGACGCCACAACTTGCAGATACGCTGAGACTGACATGCCGTACCCGGATGCCAACGCGATCTGCGCATCCAACTGTGCCTTGGTAGAAATGGTCGCCAACCCTTGAGCTGACGCAACATCGTTGTACGCCTTGATGGCGTCGCCGGTCTTTTTCTGGTTGTCGGAAATAACCCCTGTAAGGTTGATCCAGTTTGCGCGGAACGCGGCAACCTTCGCCGTCGAGTTCGCCGGATTATTCGCATAATCCGTCATCGCCTTATTGACCTTGAGAATGGCCGCGTGGTTCCCCAGCGTCGCCTGGGTCGTGGTTTCCGCCGTTATACCAAGTTTCCGACCAATATCGATAGCGGACTGTCCAAGACTGTTGTACTGGCCGAGTGAGTTCTTATCAGCCAACGCTTTCGCCGTCTGCTTCCTAACAGACTCACCAATAACGCCGTTGTCTTGCTCCACGGCAGCGGTGTAATCCTGCAAAGCCGACGCCGCATCCATTGACGCAATCCTGGACGCCACAAACGCTGACGCGATATAACCGACAGCCGCAACAGCCATACCGGCAATACCGCCGACGATAGAAAGGCCAACGCCAAACGTCTTTACTGCAAGGGTCGCTTTGCCAACAACAGGCTCGATCAGTTTCCAAAGCGCGAACGCACCCCAAACCGCACCAGCCGCAGCCGCAATCGGAAGAAGGTTCGCGATCAAAGGGGCAAGTACCGTCAACAGTTGCCCTGCAATGCCGACAACTCCGAGGATTACGGTCCCCAGCGGGGCAAACGCGCCGATCAGCGACAGTGCGCCATTCAGCAGAGAACCCAACGCATCTGTGACTCGCGGGAGTGCTACGGACGCATCCTGGGCGAACTTCGCCAGACCGCCACCATTGGTCCACTTCTGCCAACCAACAGCCAACTGTTCGATGAACATCCCGGCCTGCAAAAACAGCGGGTTCAAAATTTGGAACCCGGAAATCAGCGTCGAGAGCGCAATTGTGCCCGCAGTCCCCAAAACATGAGAGAACGAACCAATCTCCGCATTCAACGGACCCATCGAGTCGTTGATCAACGAAATAGCGCGCTGAAACGACACCAACATCGCTGTTGCGGCACTGTTCTCGAGCTGGTTCAGATTACCGCGCAGAATCTCAAGCCCGGCCGAGAACTGGTTCCCCGCAGCAGTCCCGTCAGCCATCGCATGTTTGATACCCAGCACAGCCAAAACACCAGCCGCACCCATACCAGCAAACGCGCCACCAAGTGCAGCAACGGTCCCGGCCAAAGCTGAAACCAACGGCAGCAGCGCCGCAATAGCAATACCGATCGCCACAGCAGGACCAGCAGCAGCACCACCACCCTTGGGAGGGGCAGCAGCGGGAGCCGCCGTGTCGTGCACCCCCGAGCCAACAGCGTTAGCGTCATTCAAAACCCGCTGAGCGTCAGCCAGTTTCCGTGTCGCAGCCTCATGTGCAGCCTCAGCACGAGCCGACGCAAGATGCAACGACATCAACCGAGACTCGGACGCACCACCCTTCGTCTGAACCTCATCCAACTTCTGGTACGAGATCTTCAAACGGTCGTTAGCGAACCCCAGTTGTTCTTCGGCAGCCTTGACGGCTTCCATCTTCGCAAGCGCATCAGTAACGGCAGCCTTGACCTTGATTTCAGGGTTCGACGCCCCCAGCTCACGCGCTTTAACCTCAGCGCGGTCAAGCTCAGCCACCCACTCCGAATCGTCAACCTTCAACTTGCCAACAATGGAACCGGCTACCGTGGGACCTTCGCCGCTCATTCGGAATCTCCCTCGTCAGTCGGCCTCAACAGCCTGTGAATGCGGGTATCCGCCGCCAACAACCCCTGCAACCGCACCGTGAACCAACGCCACGACTTCACGTGCAGCAGCGCAGACAAGTCGTGGCCGTACTCGGAATCAAAATCGGATTCGAGTAACGGCCACGCCTCAAAAATTTCCGGCCACGAAACAGCCCGGCCCTTAGTTACTTGGGTGGGGACTTCCTCGTACCACTCGTAGAGGCCGGTTGCTTCGTCGTACTGGCCGCGACCGTACTTTTGGAGCGGCGCTGCGCCCTGTTCTGGCTCTTCGCCACGTAGGCGGTCAATGCTTTTGGGTCAGCACCAGTCGTCCACACGATTTCGGCAACCTCACGGCCGCGCTGAAAGTCGGCCAGCGCAGCCAGTGCTGCACGGTTCACAGCAGCAGCAGGCACACCATCGGCCACCATCAGCTCATACGTGCCACCAAGGAAAGCGCCGTAAAACTCTTCATCACTCATCGTCTCCGTAGGGTCCGACCCCTCCGCCGTAACCCGGGTGAACTTCAAACCAGCAGCCATACTCACCGGAGGAATCGAATACTTGACCCCATTGACCGGGAGAACCAGCGGGTCAACAAGTTCGTTAAAATCTGCGAAAACCATTCTGGGTTTGCCTTTCGAATCAACTGGGTAGGAACAAATGAGGGGTGCGACCAGACCCAGACCGGTCGCACCCCAGCTATCAGGTACGGGTGTAAGGGAAAGCCGCCGAAGCACCCGTAGCGTTCGTGACCGTCACCGGAGCCGAACCAGCAGAACCGGCAGGCATAACCGCAACAATCAGCGAATCGGAGACAACAATCCACGACGTGGCGTTCACCGCGCCGAACTTCACACCAGTCGTAATGACGGTGCCCGTGAAGTTCTGGCCTGTGATCTGAACCTGACCGCCAACACCCACACCAGAAGGAGTGGCCGTAAGGATCACTGGAACAGAAGCCGGTACGTACGGGTTCGTAATCGAAGTCAGCACACCATCACCAGTCAGCGTGATCGTGACCTCTTCAAGATCCGCAACCGCAGTCTTAGACGGGTTCCAATCCACAATCGCCAGACCCGAATACGCTTCCGGCGCACCATTACGGTCATACCAGCGCACATAAATGCGGGCCGCGGACTGGAACTGGAACCGTGCAGCACGCACAAGCTCCTGACCCGGATCAAACACGCCAGCAGTCGTCGGCCGGAATGCTTTGATAACAAGCTTCCAACCAGTCAGCGTCTTCTCAAACGCGGCGAACCCGTTCGTGTCATACGTGTCAGCAGACTGAATCGTGGGAGTCTCAGAGTTATTGAGATCATCAATACCCTTCAAATTCACCCATGTTGCATTGTCCGTGGACACATCTACTTTAAACCGTCGTGCAAGTGCCGAGGGCATTGTGCCTCCTAAAGGCTTTGGGGCGTTAAATGAAAAAGCCCCTCAACTTGGAGGGGTCTAAACTGGTATCTGGGTTTACCAGGAACCGGGGAAAAGCCCGGTGGACTAGATGAGCTTGTTGCTCTTGCGCAAGTTACATTTGGCGTGCGCTGGTCTGATGTTCTCCATTGAGTGAGGGCCACCCTTTGACAGGGGGATCACATGATCGAAATGAAGATCGGATTTTGATTCGATCGGTGCTTCACATATGTGGCAAGTCATACCGTCGCGTTCGACAATTCCTGCCCAACTGATTCGCTCGAACCCATTGCCCAGTTTGCGTGCCTTCCGGCGATACCAGCTGTCGCGAACTTTGCCCGCATTCGCGGCACGCCACGCGGCAGACGATTCTTTAGCGCGTTCGCGATCAGCTCCCTGTTTCCAAAGGCGTTCACGATCAGGCTGGCTGCGATACAACTCACGCCTTGCAGCCCTGGACGCCTCCACGTTGCGCCAATAGCGGTCGGCATCACGGTGCTTCTGGCACATACCGTTGCCGTAGTATCTTACCAGGAACCCCCTGCGGGCCGGTTGCTTGTGGGGGGATAACTCAAATCAAGGTAATACTGGTCAGCACGTTCCCACCGTTTCAACGAATCCATTCCCATAGGAACAGACAAGTGACGGTTCATCTGATTCACATACACCGAATTGAATGTGAGTGCAGTAGTCCCATGCAGAACAGCGAATATAGAATCGCCCAAATCGTCAACATCTAAAGGTGCACCCGGGTTGCCGCGAGTGCGAACCTGCACCATCACCTGACCCAGCGGCATACTGATCTGATCCGTCAACGGAACAACCGTGATGACCACGCACCTGTCAGGTTTCGCCGGCATATCCTTGAACACAATGCCGGTTGCGGAATCTGCGTACACGCTCGACGTGTTATAAACAGCAATGCCAGCATTCGAAATCATTGTTGCGATACCGTTCGAAAGGTCGGTGGCAGTACCCATCACATGGCCTTCCCAAGATCGTCACGCAACATGTCGATAGCTTTCTGGCCTTCAGTCATCATCGGCAGTTCGAGGTACAACGCGTTACCTACAGTGTGATGAAAGTCGAGAGTGTAATGCTGGTTGCGGGCGTAAGGGCCAGGAATGTAAATTTCGGCACCATCCGCGGTGGGGCGCACTTCCTCAGACCCGACAAGGTTTCCTGTATCGACAGGTGTTTGTGACGCCACCACGCTGCGCACAAACTCCATAGCCCGCAAGGATGCCGGAACAATAGCCGCATGTACTTGCTCGTTGATTTGCTGCAAATGCAAATCAAAATGCCATTCGATGCCCATCACGCCTCAAATCAAGTTGATAGCCACATGGTCAACGGACGGCATCAAACCGGCAGTGTCATTATTGTTCGCTTTCAGAACACGTGACACAACACCATTGATTGTCACCCGAGCATCCGTGTTGAACAGTGCATTGTTTGCTGTTGCCGTGTAAACGGTGGTTTCGGAAATGATTTGCTCACCATTCGCAGCACGGACTAGTTTGCGCGAATTCTCCACCCAACACCCGTTAGGTGGTGCAAGAATAACCGGGGCCGCAAACACGTCACCCATCGCACCTGAACCGAGGAACGTCTCAACGGTTATCGTGTCAACGAACCATCGCGAAATCATCCGAACACCCACGGGTTAGGGATAAGCAGATTCTGGTACTCGAGCACACGTTCCGCTTCCGGCACCAAACCAGTAATCGCATCAGCTCGAGCCTTCGCCGCAGCGGCAGCATCCGCGAACGTTTCCGCAGCCGTACCAATCTTTGACGACAACGTGACAGTCGGTGTAAGCACACCACCAGTCAACGGGTCGTACCCGATTGCCGCCCACGCAGCCGCCTGAATACACGTAGCCGTAAATAAGGCGGCGCTTATTTGCGCATCCGTCGCCAACCCTGTCAACGGGTCAACGGGGTAATACGCCATCCGGGTTTCACGCAACACCAGAGCTGTAGCAGAACGCAACAGGTTCGTCGCATTCGCCGGTGCCGGCAGACCCGTATAAGTTGCCAAATCGGAGGGTTGCGCCAACATGTCCGGGGTAACAAAATTGCCATAAACCGCACCCATGCTGACCCCTTATTTGACGCTATACATTTCGATCAGATCCGTTTTGGTCTTCGCCTCGGCATCATCCGGGGTAATAGGAGTTCCGGTCGTCTGGGATATGTGCACTGCCCACCCAACCCATTCGCTCTTCGAAGCGTATGGGGGTGGTTGCACTCGTTCGGATTCCTCCACCAAAGGGGTACCGTCAGCGTTTACAAGCTTCAGGTACCCCTTCGAGAGACGATCCGCAACAGCCTCATGCAACGGCAAATCCATCGCGATGATGGTTTCCCCGTTCTCACTGAGAATGTGGACCGTTTCAGACATCAGATCCGGCGACCATCCGAAGTGAACGCCGTCACGGTCATAACCACCGACGTTTCGATGAGCAGCGAACCATCAGGCTGCTGCACACGAGACGAATCGAACGGGCCAACCCACTGGGTGGTCGTGTTCGCAACCGTCACAGTGACCGGGCCAAGACCCGAACTGATAGCGGACGGCTGCGAACCGGCAAGCACCGAAATGGTGCCCGAACCACCGGACGCGTTCGCAACACGCAGGAACACTTCGTGCTGCGGACGGCTGGAAGCGGGAATGACAAACCCGTTGCCGGCACCGGCGACAGACGCAGTACCGGCAGGGTCAGCGACTCCACCATTCGCCACAAGGGCGGTAGGGGTAAGAGTTACACGAGCCATTAGTTAGTCCTCCCTTTCTTAGGAGACGGTGACGAGGGCGGTAGCCCACGAGTCGGGACGGACGAGCTTGCCGCCGTAAAGGGTCAGACCCTTCACGGCGTCCTCGAAGGACGACTGCGGGCGGTACGCCTCAACCTTGCTGATCTGCTCAGCAAACGTGAACGCAGCCGACGTACCAGCGATGACAGCGAACTGGTTACCTGCCGGGTTCGGTGCAACGTTCGACACAATGACGTTCATGCCGTACGCAGAACCGATAACACCAGTGTTCAGAGCCGACGACACGTTACCGGCCGCGTTAGACACGAAACGGGGGTCGCGGAGAAGGCAACTGTTGTACATGTCAGGGGTGACCACAACGGTGCGACCCTCAGCAGGAACGTTCGCCTTGTCCAGTGCGTTCTTCAGCGGAACAATCACCTTGTCGATGGCGTCCGCATACCCGGTGGAAGCGGTAATGCCGACAGCACCAAGCTGGTTCGCGGTCTGTACACCCGTGTAGAACGACGCAATGTACGCGTCAATGTTGGATGCAAGACCAAACGCAGCCTCATTGAGGGCCTGCGGGATGACGTTGCCCTTGGCCTGACGTGCATCAACATCGTCAACACCGAACGCGAAGTACTTAGCCTGATCCACCACAAGAGTGCGCTGGTTGTCATTGACCTGCTCAGGGGTGATAACAGTCGAGTTCGGCACATACGTGCTGATCGTCGGACGACCAATGGACGTGATACGAACAGTGTCGCCAGCGTTCGCAATCTCACCTTCATAGTCACGGTTGACGAATGCGCCATACTGGAGCTTCGGACGCAACGCAACCAGAAGGTTGGCGCTCCAAATCTCTGGCCGGAAATTGGTAATAGACACGGTTGTGTCCTTTCAGGGGATTAGCCGCCTAGCAGATGCCTGAGAAGCCCTTTAGATTGGGCATCCACGATCTCTTCGGCGGACATACGAGCGAGCTGATGCTCATCGATTTGGCCTGTTTCCCCGGTCCCGCCGAGTTCAGTACCGCTCGCTGCTGCCGCCTGGACTGCTTTGAGTAGAGGGTTCGCCGCAATGGCGGCAGTAATCGCGGCACTAATGGCCGCACCATCGGCGGGGTCAACCCCGTCGATGGAAGCTTTGAAAGACACAGAGTCGAGCAATTTGCTCGGGTCTGCGCCGGTTGCTGCGGCTGCCTTGAAAACAGCCAGTTCGCGTTTCGCGGTAGCCGCTTCAGCGGTCGACTTTTTTGCGACCTCTACAGGGTCGGGGGTGTCGGAACCGATACCAGCGGCGGCGAGAATGGCCTGCACGCGGTCTGTTTCGGTTTTCGCTTTGACACGGTTGTCGCCGGCTTCTTTGCGAAGATCGGTGATGACTTTTTGTACGGCTGGGTCGAGTGATTCGACCTTCCCATCCCAGGCCGCTGGTGTGGCAGCAACAGGTGCTGCCGGTGCAGGCGCGACCGGTGCGACAGGGGCGGATTCAACGGGTGCTGCGGGTGCCTCTTCGGGCATGACTGGGCCTCCTGGGCTCATATCGGGTTTCACCCACGCCAGGTGGGACTTAAATACGAAAAGCCCCACCGAAGTGAGGCTTAACAAGTAAAGAAAAGGGCGAAAAGTTTACATGTTCACGAGACGTGTAAAACTAATTGGCACCAAGATTGAGTTGTTCGCGACGGGTGTTGCGGACGCGGCCGCTCGAATCGATGAACGCGCGCATGATCGCGAACGCCTGCCGAAGATCCTTCTGCGCTAACGCTTTCTGCTCAGGCGTGTACGCGCCAGCAAGTTCACGCTTCGCCGCCCGAATATCCCGCTCAAGTTTCCGTTGACGTTGCGACTCGTCATAAGCATGCTGATCATCCGCATTCCACTCGTGCGGTGCCGGAATCTGTGTCACACCCGGGAAGAACGCCACCAAGACGTGTTTGCAATCCGGGTGAAACAGGCCCGCAGCGGTAGCGTCAGCGATCGTCGCATCCGCCCGAGGGTCATACTCGGCCGACAGGACTTTGCCCTGCCAGGGGGCACACAAAGGACACGGGTTACCGTCGTCCGACACTGTAAACAGTTCAATACCGAGCGAACGCATCCGGTCCAGGTGGGACACGTTGAACGCACGCTGCGCAGCCGTCCGCACAGCCATCTCCACGTACGCGGACAACTCCCACTTCCGGCCACGAGAATCAGTGAACCCATCCACCCCACGCCGAGTCAAAGCCCGGTACGCATCAGATTGTGCGTTAGCGGGTGTAGACCCCAAAACTTGCGAAATTGACGCATCAACCTGGACAGCCTGGTAAATGTCATCCGCATACCGGGTGATCCGATACCCAAGCCCGTTCAGTTTCCCGCCCAAATCCTCACGGATCGCCCGGGCCGAACGTTCCGCATGAGACTCAAACGAATCCCCGGCAACACCAAACGTGGATGTCACACCGTTTCCAGACCCGGAACCAATCTGACCACCAGCGGCCACAGCCCCGCTGATAACTTTATCAACCAAGGCCGGGGTTTCAGCCTGCAACTGGGTGGCAACATCCTTCGCCGCACGCCGCAAAGCAAACCGCAGAAGGTCACCCATCCCATACGTGGCAATCAGTGTTGCGAACCTTGTCAAGAGTGCGAGCTGCGCACCCATGAAAGCCGCCAAGACGACGGCAGACGCTGCCGCCACAATAGTGGTGAGTGTCTGATCCTGCTTCTGGGTTTGCGGATCAGACATGCTCACCCCTACGTGATCGAGTTAGCGTCCTTCGACACACCACCAACTTTGATTTGCCCCGGCTTCTCCGGCGGCAACGACATCGGATCCGTCACCGAAGGCGCGAACTCAGACTTGATCTTCGCAACCTCTTCATCCCACATGTCGTCATTCCAGTCAGGGTGCAGGATACGCACCGTCTGATCCTTCGACGCAGCCTCAGCCGTGAACAAGGTTTGAACGGTTTGCGCCAAACGCAGCATCGACTCCTGCACCGAATCCGGGAACTCAACCCAAATGGGAGCATCAACATTCGGTGTGTTGAAGATCGCTTTATCGACGGCGAGCAGTTTGCCCATAATGCGTGACAAGTGCGGAGTCTGCGTACGAATGAACCGGCCACGAGTAAGGAAGGTCAAACGTTCACGAGCCTCAACCTCAGTAGCAGTCGACTCAATCGACCTCGAGTTGGCCTGACCCGCACCAAATGTCTGAAGAGTGAACCCAGACATGGTAAGAATCTGCTCCAACAAGTTCTGTGCAGTCGTCTGATAGCCGACAGGCTCGAACTTCGGCTGCGCAACCTCAACCTTGTCCGCCATCTTGGCATCCTTAGCCAGTTTGGCCTCAGCACCCACATACGTTTCCTGATCCAAATCAGCAACAGAACCTTGCCCTGGCCCAGGGTTACCAAGCAAAGACTTGTCGAAGAACACACGCGCTTTAGCAGCACGACGGGCACGCATCCAGTCAGACATTGTTTCATCCAACTGATCAATCAAATGCTCAATACCGTCAAGCGAAGAACGCCCCAACGAACGCCCAACCAGGTCGGTACGCCACAGACGGTTCGGGCCAACGTTCGGCACATACTCCACACACAAACCAGGTGACTGTGAGTCAACCCCGTCCTTGATGGAAGACGTGGCAGTCATGTTCGCCAGCGGCACCGTCTCGGGACGCGAATCCAACGGAACACGTACGCCGAGTTTGTCGTCCTCACCCTCATACAAGCCGTGCAGAATGATGCCGTTGCCGAAAGAGTTCAGTTCGTGCCGTTCCAGATGACGCCAAACCTTCGTACCCTCACGGGCAACAACACGCCAAAACGTGACCGCGGTCAACCGTTTGAATCGGAACTCAGGCAACGCCTGATCCGCATCAACAGCATCCAGGAACGGCCGATCGGCAACAAGGGACTTATCCCACGCAACCCGCAAATACGACCCACCCAGAGCTGCACCAACCTCAGTAGACTCCGCCAGAACCGTGTACAAGCCCTCATCACACAGTTCGTTGAGGCGTTCCTGAGTCGGATTCGCAACCTTCGCCGGCACACCCGACCCATCATTATCCGTGTCAACACGAACCGTGAACGTGGCAGGGTCAGCCCACAACAGGTCAGACACAGCCGTGCACACCAGACCGGCAACCGGGATCGGCATTTTCGTGTTCCGGTTCGGCCCCAACGGGCGTTGCCCAACAAAGAACCGTTGCATCCGCTGACCGATAGTCGGTTTGAAACCGCCAGTGTCAGATGCGAAGAACCCGGTGTTGTCCGCGGCAACCCCGCCACCATAGGCCGCCTGCAGTTTGGCGAGGTCATTCGAATACAATGCAGACCACTGGTTCATGTACGCAAAAATGTTCGTCATGTTCTGCGGAGGCCACACGGTCTTGCTGTCAGAAACGGGCAGCGCCATTCGGTTACCCCTTCCGGGCGTTAAACACAAAAAGCCCCCGAAGGGGCCGAACATTTAGGTCAACTACCAGCCTTCGCCGGACTCCGAACCCAACGGATACGTAAACGCATCACGATGAAACGACACCGGGCGAGCCTTACGCGGCACCTTAATACCCGACTTCGTTTGACACCACTCAGTATCAGCAGGCACAAGTTGCGGCTCACCAAACGGCATCTCGCCACGAACAGCCAAATCCACCCGCACCGACGACACCGCCTGCATAAACGACATTGCAACATCATCATGCCCAACACGATCCGGCACAGCAATCCGCAACGACCCACCGGGCAACTGCTCAAACTCGAGCCCACGCAGTTGCTTCAACAACTCCGGGTCATTCGGCAACACAAGCCGTTTAGCTTGAAGTAGGCCCTTGATCATGCCAAACCCAGACTGCTTACGCTTCACATCCGTCACCACCGGGGCAACAGCCGCAAACAACCCAGCCTCATCAAACTTGTCATCCAACATCGTCGTCGGATACTGACCCACACCATTCACCTCAGAAGCAACAACCGGCAAATAATACTTCTTCGCCGTCGCCACAACCCGGTCAATGAAATCCGTGTAAGCCCATCGATACTTATACTCAAACCACGGAATGAACAGGACCAGTTTCTCGCCCAGGATCTCACGGTTCGCACCATAATCCTCGAGCACGCTCACGAGGGTTAGCGCGTTAGCGTCATGGGAGAAACCCCAGTCAATCCCACCCGCAGCCGCATACCGTTGATCCCGCCACCACTCCAAATCCTCCGGCGAACAAATCTCATAATCCGCCACAGCCTCAGACAGTTCACGCTCAGTGAAAAACGCGCCCGTATCATCCGCAAACTGCCCCAACACCTCAGAAGCAAACCACCACGACGGCCGCGAATCCCGCAACTCATCCAAAAGCTTCTTATCCGCAAGAGGCGAATCATACGACGACCATTGCCACGACTGATAATTCTCATCCGGCGCATCCATCCCCCGATTCCACAACGCCCGATACCAATGCTCAGACGAACCCCACGGAGACGACGCAACAACCACCCTCGAACCAGGACGCGAAATAATCGCCGGCAACGCCGCATCCCAAATCTCATTCTCAATAAACCCAGCCTCATCAATGATCAACAAATCAACAGGCCAGCCACGGATCTGCCTTATCGACGCCGGAACAGACCGAATCACCGACCCATTGCTAAGAGTCAGCAAACCCTTAAAATCATCAACCACCGAACCCGACAACGCAGCAGACGACTTCGCCAACGACACACAATCCGCCAGAAGCCGCTTCGCAGCCTCATCACCCGCCGAAACCACAAGTACAAGAATCCCAGCACGCGACGTCGCCTCATGCAACGACACCTTCGCCAACGTCCGCGACTTACCAACCTGCCGCCCAGCCGCAACACACCGAAACCGAGCCTTACTGCGGGCAAACTCCAACTGGTAATCCCACATCGGCTCACCCAAAACACGATCAGCAAACGCCCCCGGATCCTCCCGCAGTTCAGAAAGATCCACGAGACAACCTCTCACATAGAGCTACCCACCAAGGATTCGAACCTCGATCAACTGAGTCAGAGTCAGTTATCCTGCCGGTTAGACGAGTGGGTAAAGAACGCCTCTTCGAAAAAACGCCATCTAAGACGCTTAGACACTCGAACATGTATTCGTACCAGACCGCGCTAAAAGTCGCTCAGATTGGCACACAAGGCCAATCAGACACGAATGCGAGGACAACCCAGTGCGACCAGGCCGAAACTCAAAAATGCCGCGCAAAAAATTCGGGGCACGCCGGCCGAACATATCTTCGAAAAAGGCCCCCCCGGGGTGGGTCATGGTTCGAACATTTGTTCGACTGCTGCTAGCCGGCTGGGTCGTCCTTGGCTGGCTTAGACAACAGTGTTGCGAGGTCTACTTGTGTGGCTGCTACGTCTTTGCCTAGGCGTGCTGCTGCTGCTGGTGTGAAGCCCATAGCGTTGGCGAGTCCTTGTGCTGTGGTCATCCATTTGCGTAGCAGATCCAACGGTGACACTTTGCCGCGTTCACTGTCGATGGCGTCTTCGAGGTCCATACCGTCCACATAGTCGGTCAACACTTCCACCCTGGCTTGTGCTACAGCCCACTGCCACAACTGGGCGTGATACTTGGGGCTGGCTAGGTAGCTGGTGGTTGGGTCTGATGCGATCTCCTCGAGCAGCCGGCGTGCGATCGGGTCTGTCCGTTTGGCACTGTAGGCACCGTGGGTGACTGATAGTTGGTTGCCGGGTTGGAACGGTGGACGTTGGCGATCGAAGTCGGGTGTCCAGGGTGTGCCGTCAGGGTTCACCAACTCCATGTCGACTCCCTGCTATGATGGTGTTACAAACGCAGCCCCGAGGACATCAGCTCCCGGGGCTTTTCTGTGCCCAAAAAACCGCCGGTAACTATTATTATGTCAAGAGTCGTCGGTAAACGTTGGAAACGGAGAGTGTCTCCGCCAATTCGCGGGGATTTGCAACCCGGCAGTTGCAGGACGGGCGCGACGATCACGACTCGGTTATTCGAGCGTGATGTGGGTGTGGAGTTTGAGTCGGAAGCCTTTGCTGCCCCAAGCGTTGGCGTACATCCATGCGTCGGCTGGTGTGTAGTTGTCTGTTTCTACCCATACGGTGTCCACATCGAAGCCGTGTGCTACTCGTTTGAGGGTGTCGGTGATGGACGTGCCCTCTATTGGTGAGAACGTGATGGTGCGGCCTAGGTCGTCTGATGTGAGTGCGGCGGCGTGGATCTTCATGATGTGTGCTCCGCGATGATTGCCCGGTTCTCGTCGTTGAGTATGGGGATGCGTACTGTGGCAGGGAGCGGTGGGAGTGTTGCGAGCCTGGCAGCATGTTCTTCGACTGTTTCGTCGTACACCCATTCGGTGTGCTCTTTGGCTGTTACTGGGAAGATGCCTTCTTCGTAGTCGTCTTCGAGCCAGCCTTTGGCGAGTAGCTCGTCGGTGAGCTGCTGCCATTGCTTGATGGCTTGTTTGCGGGCTTTGCGTTCGGCTTTGCTGTACTTGGTGACCACACTGTGTCCGAGACGGTTCCTGCTGGTGTCGCCGTAGAAGATGTTTCGGCGCAGTGCGGTGAGTAGTTCCGCGGACCAGATTTCGGGTACGAATGTCATGGTGTCTCGTGCCCTTCAACGGTGAGGGGGAATACTTCGGCGTCGTCCTCGATGTGGCGCGAGTGGTGAAGTTCGAGTGTTGTCCAGTCGATGGTGTGGTCGGCGTTGGTTGCTGTGTGGTGGATGAAATCGAGTGCTGCGGCGAAGGATTGCTTGACGCCTGCGAGGCTGAATGCCGCGTTCTCGACTATGACGTCTGCATGGTACTTGGTCATGGGTGTCTCCCTGGGTTGGAGTGGGGCATGAGTAAAGCCCCGAACCGTGTAAGGGTTCAGGGCTTCGAAGTTGTTAGGGTGCGTTACTCTCCGCGCATGGGTCGATAGAGGCGATCGAGTTGGGCGACTGATGTGGTGCCGGTTCGCCCGGTCGAGTCGGTGACTTTTACGCCGCCGTCAGGGTCAACGTTGACCACTGTCACAATGTGGCCGTTGTACTTGGCTTCTAGGCGTTGGCCGGCCTTGTAGTTCATTAGGCTGCCTTGCGTTCGTTGGCTTGGCGTCTCATTGCTCGGCGTTCTTTAGGTGATGTGCCACCCCAGATGCCGTCAGGGTCTTCGGACTGTGCGAGGGCGTACGCCAAACATTGGGCTTGCACGTCGCAGCGGGTGCAGGTGCGTTTGGTGACTCTCGCTGTTGCGCCGTCGCCTTTGCCGGGGAAGAACATGTCCGGGGCTGTTTGGGCGCACAATGCGTCATCCTGCCAGTCGAGCATGGTCAGGCTGCTTTGCGTGCGATGGTGAGGGCGTCGCCGGAAACTTCCAGTTCAACCCAGGGGGCGGTGGAGTCGAGGAACATGGCGGCGAGTGTTTCGTTGATGTTGTACTCGTTGGCGTCGTCTTCGATGAGTTCTTGAGCTGTTGTGATCGTCATGTAACTAGATTACAGTCTTGAGTGTCATAGCACAACCTTTTTGCCAACATGAGTTACACTGGTTTTATGATTGATCAGATCCGCAGGGACCTCGAAAGCGTCGCCGCCTACCAACACAACCTGCCCAGAGTGCGGGCTGAAGCCGTTGACGCCGCACGCAAGGCCGGCATGACATGGCGTGAAATCGCATCCATCCTCAACATGACCGAACACGGACTCATCAAAGCAGACAAGAAATGGCGGGAAACCAACTCCAAGGTGTAGCAAACTATGCGTGGTTATGCAGGCATTAGCTGATGCGCGAATATTCACGCCTAGGTCTTATCGGTCCATCTCGTTGAACGTGAAAAGTTCGAGTCGCTTCTTGATTACTGCGGACTCCGCATCAGCAATGTCCCGGAAGTTACCAAGGCGATATCGGATCCCGTCTTGCATGACTTCGGCCGACCACTTGTTCTCACGCTTGGCCCAGCAGACGCCGCGAATGCCCGAGCGGCTATCTTTGTGCGCCTCAAAGTTTTCGCAGTTCTGCATGGTCGTTACCGCCCGCAGGTGTTCAGGGTTTACGCACGAACGGTTCCTGCAAGAGTGGTCAATGACCATGCCCTTCGGTATTTCACCTTTGGTAAACCGGTACATGAGCCGATGCGCGTATTGGGTCTTGCCTTCGAACTGGATCGTCCCGTAGCCCGCGGTAATCTTTGCCGCAACCCATTCCCAACAGCCGGATTCGTCCGACTTATTGATGTTGGACCAGAACTTATCGATGCGCTGCTGGGTGGTTTGACCTTTGTACATTTTGATACTCCCGAGGTAATGCGAAAGCCCCAGCAACTCGGGGTGCCGGGGCTTTCTGTCGCGGGTAATTAGTCCGCGAGTTCTTTGGTTCTTAGGCCTTGTCTGTGAATCCGCAATCTTTGAAGAGCGCACCGAGCGAGCCCGGGGTCACCGCACCATCCGGTCTGTTGTCTCTGAAGAGACGGACGCCAGCATGTTGATAGGCGGCATCCGATAATTGACTACAGATATATGTTTTGCCGTTGTCGAGCCTGCGCTCTAACCATTGCGGCGTGCGCCAGTGCAGCAACTTTGCCACGCCGATCCAGATGAATGTGAGGCGGCCATAAGGTCGGCCAGGCTGCAACGCGCCATCGATTGTTTGCGGGCCTTGAAGCAACGAGAACGCGATGATCTTGTTCTCTTGGGCTTCCGTCAGGGGGAAGTCCGACCAGGCAATGTCGAGGACGCGACCGCCGATAGCAAAGTCTGTGACGGGCATCAGTTGCACGCCTGCCGGTTCACACGAAATGACCATATGCTCTGACACGCGGTTGATCGTATGATTCCAGTGCGACCGGGTGACAGTGCGGATGACCCTACTGCTGAAACCTCGAGTGCGAACAACCGCTATTTGGGCGAGGTCGGTCATCAGATCCCCCCACGTTTCAAGTTGGCTTGATCTTCGAGGCCAGCATTCAAGTAATAGGGCGATTCACTTGAACTTGGGCTGTCAGTTGACAACGGAAGTTTTACGTTTTCGGCTGCTCCTGCTTTACGTTTTTGGCAAGCCGTTCTTCGACCCTGGCAGCCGCCTCAGACACGTCCCTGACATCCTTCGACTGCAACATGCGCCAATAGCGTTTGAACGTCATGTCAATCATCAGCAGCCCTAATCTCGGCCTTCGCTTCACGACGTTCACGCTTATGTGTGCGCCGCTTAATCGACTTCACAACCCCTGGGCGTGCCAGGTAGCAGTACAGGTGACGCCACGCCGTATAAGCGTCGTGCTCAACCCAATCCTTCATCTGCCTTTTCATGGTCAAAACCATCCCGAAACCGGTATGACTTTGACAGTCACGGCCGTACCACCTTCACGGGGCGCTCCAACCATTCGACCGGTTCCACATGCTTCAAAGCACAATCACGCGCCAACGACGGGACCACCCAATGGGTGCCACACACCTGACATTCGAACCGATCCAGGGAATCAATATTCGCTGTCATAACGGCGACCAAACAATAGACGACTTATCATGGAACTCACGCTTATTTGTTGCGCAATGAATAAGCCCACCAGCATCCAAAGCGATAATAAATTGTGCACACACTTTGAACGGGCGACCGCACGGCATAATCAGTTCAAACTTGGCTGGCCCATCCGAATGCCACACCTTGTCTTTACCATGCGTGCAATGCTCACACGGAGGCTCAAACTCATCCTCCAACACGGTGATAAGCATGTCGTCATAGATGGGTGTCTCGACTGGGCTCATGCGCTGGCATCCAGTTTCACATTCAACTGTTCACGCTCGTCATACACGGCAGTAGACGCAGCAAGGAACGGTTCAACCTCTGCTCCGTGATGAGCACAGAAGGTTAGTTCGCGCCAATCCGAGAACACGAATCGCCAATAAGCGTGAGCGCCGCAAGCGTCGCAGCGGTCAGCATAAGTCAGCGTGAACTTCTTGCCGGCGTCCATCAGTAGAGACCAATCGGAAGGTTCAAATCCGGGTCATACGAATACAGTTCAGGCGGAAAGAACTCGGCATGATACGTGCTAGGCCAAAAGCCTGCCTCGGAGCGAGTGATCGGATCAGCGAACGGCAAAGACGCGTTGATATCACGCACAACACGCAGCTCTTGCAGGAACGACAACGGATGCGACATGGTGTTACCTCGCTTGTTTGGGAGGTTTATTAGAAATGGATAAAGTGACCTAAAGGTCCTAATGGTCGTGGGTTACCGCAGGACTCGAACCTGCTGCCTTCGGTTCTTCAAACCGACGCTCATCCACATGAGCTTGGAACCCGAAATTTGGGGGGCGTTTTGTGCGTCAGTCTGATCCGACACCAACTCACCGGTTGGACGATCGCCCCTGGTCGTGCCCCTAATGCGCGTATGACGGCAGCTTTCAACGGCTCAGGCGGTCCATAGACTCCTGAAGCACCACCGTATTTATGTACAGCACGAGTCACACGGGGCCAGTAGCCCACGACTCGCGCATATCGCGGCATTCGTCGCCGCTATTCAACCGACCTAGACGCCGAAACGTTAGCCGGGAGTTGGAGCGGTAACACCCCAGCATCGGGAGTGCGAGGCCTACTAGGGGCGTATGCATCCGTATCCCATTCAACCCACCAGTCAGCCACTGGTTCCGCGCTGCTCACCAAGGATTCGAACCTCAACTAACAGGTTCAGGGCCTGTCGTGCTGCCAATTACACAAGTGAGCAAAAACATGATTATGGTTATAAAACCGCAAAAGGTGAGTAACCACCAATATTGTGAGAGGAACTGTTCGGGAATCCCAAACAGTTGGTAAGGCCTCTTTACCTGATAAGCGGCACATCAGGCTTTCACACCTGAGTTATACATCGACAACGGGTATAACACCACTTCGATTGATCCAGTAGTTGCAACTCGTCCGCACTTTTTCAGAGGCTCAAATAAGGCCCACGATGGTTTTTTGTTTGCGGGGTGGAACTGCTGGAAGAATTAGTCGGGCGGCCGTTTGAGCTTTGCCATTATGCTGCGCACCTCAGACGCAGCACCCGTCACCCGCTAGGCGGGCGTCTAAAGGATGGTCAGCGAGGACAGGTCGAACCCGTCAGGCGTCACATCGAAAATGAGTAAACCGGGATCCGAATCACGGCCAGCAGTCTGCCTGAACCAGTCAGAACCGTTGTCCAGAGTGGGGGCACCTAGCCAATACCTTTGGCGACCTGTGTGAGGATTACGGCCCGCAACGCCTGCACCGAAGGTATGATAATGCCCTGAAAGTAGAACGTCGGCCCGCGTGACTGCTTGTGCGCCGAACGCCTGCTTCTCCCACCAACTGATCGCCTGCCCTGGCCCGAACTGGTTACCGTGCACTAGCCCGATAACCGTGCCGAGCACATCAACCGCAACCGATTCGTCGTAGTCGTCAGGGAAATGCCATGTCGCGTCCAGTCGGGCAGCTTCAGCAACTTTCCGCACTTGACGGTGAACAAACAAGCCCAGGTCATCCTTCGGACGCCCCAACGTTTGCTTCGCCTGTCTCCAAGCAGTGTGGTTAGACAGGACCGCCGCAACATCAACAGGACCATACGGTTGCATCACATCCAGGAACGAATAAATCTCAGTCCCATACACATCCATCTGGTCAGCCAACGACAGGTCGTTAGTGAACATCGGGTTCCCGCCCGAATTGAAGTTCTCGAACCCGTCACCACCATCAGCCAACATGGTGCGCTGCGGTTTCCGAACCTTCAAAACAGCGGTCAGCTTCTCCCGCTTCTCCGCCATCCGGTCCAACAGCTCAGGCGTCCCACCGCGCCGACCAGTCTTCCCGATCTGAGGGTCCGCGAGCACAACAATCGTTGCCCGATCGGCCGGCTTCGCCGTCACTTTCGGTTTCGGCTTCAAACGTGCCGTCGCATACAACGCCGGGAGGTCGACTGTCTTCGCGTCTGCGGCCCTAAAAGGCTTCGGCACAGCAGACATGCGGTTCGAGAACAAACCTTCGCCATACGCGATACTGCGGATGCTGAGAGTGTAATCGTCAGGGTCATCACCGGACGCACGAACCCAATCACGGGCATCCTCGAGCGTGATCGGCCGTGTGCGCACGGCAGTGACGGAACGTGACCCGTCAGATGACGCTTCAGTCTGGTCCGTCAGGCTCTCCGTTTTGTGTGTGTCGGCTTTCGTGGCGGGCAGTTTCCCGCCATCCTCGAGCCGTCGCCGCCATTTGCGGAACGTTGTCGGGTGCATACCCCACTTCGCCGCAAGACCACTACCATCGGCGGGTGAACGAAGGTCGGTAATAAAGTCTGGGTTGTCGAGCAAGGGTTGGTGCTGCATGACAGGTCACCTTTCAGCACAACGGACCCCCCCAAACTTGTGGGGGGTCCGCTGGCAAAAGAAATGGCATCCGGTGAAAGAGTCACAGAATGCCTACAGGCATAGCCTAGCATAGATGGTTGGACAAAATCTCTACTTACAGGAAACGCTCAGTTACCGGTACGGTGTTCCTCTTGCAGTAACCAAATGTCGACTCGCAACTCGCTGACCTCGTGCTCTAGCGCGGCTACCTCAGCATCACGAGACGCCAGACGGTCGATCAGGGCGGAATTGGCCTTGATTGCGTGCTCCCAACTCTTGGAGCGCCGCTCATTCTCCACCACCAGAGGCTCAATGGCACCAGCGAGTGACCTCGCCAGGCAGCGGAGGTCGCCCTCGGAGTAACCTTTCGTACCGTGGCGTGCTTCCTCGATCAGTTTCCTGTAGTCCGTCATAAGGCGCTCCTATGCTCGTTTCAAGTATTTGCGTTGAATGTGGGCAACCACTTTCGCTGCTGTCGCCCGCTCGCGCTCCCCCACCAGGAACCGGTCAAACGCTGTCATGTACGTGGCCTCATCAAACACACGCAAACACGTCTCACACTGCCGCAACTCATCCACCCCAAACGTCACAGGCGGAAACACGGCCACCCGCCCACCATCATCAGGACACGGCATCGCAGAATACTTCGACCTCGGGGCGGAAGGCCACCGGGCGTTCACCCGGTACACATCCCGCAACTCATCCCCGAAATACTCCACATCCTCCCGAACCATGCACGCTTGTGCTTCCGACAGATGCAACACCAACCAGGACGCCATCACACCCGTCACATAGCGTGCCCCAGCCGGTTCAATCCCGGCAGGCAGGCCCACAACAGTGCCATCAGCAGCCCGCCACGCCCGCACAGCTGGTCCGGGTGCTTGCACACCCAGTTTCCCGGCCACAAACACAGCCCAATACACGAGCCGTTGATAAATTTCGTTCGCATCATTGAACGCTTGCTCATTGAACGGCACCGGAGGTGACTTGGAACCGTCAACCCGGTCATCCCCCGTACCAGCTTTGGAGCCAATCAACGAAACAACATGTTCGACAACGACGGGTGCAAGGTGGAGGGCGTTACGGATGCTACTCAACTCGATCATTAGTCGCCTTTCGGGTTGGTGTTGGCTGTACCAGAACGAACGCCGGGCTTGTCGAGTACGTCCGATGCGTTCTGTTCCTGCAATTGGCGGAGCATCCGCTCCATGTCGACCGTTTGAGCGTCGCCCCGGAAGTCCCCAAGGTTCCGAACTCCAAGCGGGTTGCGGTGCTTGCCGGCGTGCAGCACGTTCGCCTCGGTCATCCGTTGGATCTGGAAGTCAATCGGCAGACCCGTCAGCGATGCGATGTACTGCCCGACCGCCATGCCGAGGAACGCGACACCGTTCGGTCGAATCGCCTTGGTGAGCCGGTCGTGCGTCTTGTCGGCCATTATGAACCGGACATCCACGTCACCGAACTTGCGTTTTTCAGCGGCCGTGCCGACTAGGTAGCAACCGTACGATCCGAACGCCTCGTTGATCGGCTTGCACGCCTGATCCAGCAAGAACATCTGCCGCGGGCTGAGGGCGCTCATCAGTCGGTCCCTTCGGTGGTGACCGGCTCAACCGTGTCTGTTCGGAGGCCTGTGCCGCTACACGACTCGCACTCGATCTTCTTCACCCAGCCGAGACGAACAGCGATATCCGACCCGGGCGGCAGGTTCTCCCAGAACGACCAAGGAGCGTGCTCTTTGTCCGACCCGGTGAAGCCTTCGCCGCCGCATGTCCAGCACTTTTCCATCAGTTGCCTATCCCTTCGGTGGTGGTACCAGACCGGTACTCAGCGGCACGCGCGAGCAACCAGTTTCGAACCGTGTACTCGTCGTCATCAGCCGGATCGTCAGACCACCTCTGCGCTGCTGCTACGAGCGCTTCGGCTTTCGCTTCCCGGATACGACGCTCCAAGTCGGAGGCGTCCACAGTTGGAGTTACGGGTCCACGCTCCAACTCGGCTTGCAGCGCGTCTACCTCAGCATCACGAGACGCACGGCCATTCAGGAACGACTCGGCTTCCGCTCGCGTCGCGTAAAGAGCCCGGGAACCCGGGATCAATACCCACAACTCCTTCTCTTCGTCACTCATTGCTCTTGTCTCCTTCGACCTCAACCCACGGACCAGCAGCGAGACGCTTCACGATCGAGAACGCCTCACCAACCTGGTGCGTGTACCGCAGAGGCGGATTGGCGATCCAGCGCTCGCACTCCTCACGGGTGCGCATCGTTTCGATCCACCATTGGCTCGGAACGGATACGCGGACGCCCCATTCCTCGGTCATGCTGTCGAGTTGGGTACGCAGGGCTTCCGCATCGATCTTGTTGCGGTTCGCCACATCGATGGCGTCGTTGAGTGCTCGGCGATCCTCCGCCACGTCAGCCACTAGAGCCTCAACAGCATCCGCGAGGTCGCTGTGCAGCGCATCCGTGCATGTATGGTCGTCGCGCACCCGCTCGATCAGCTTCCCGTAGTCCGTCTCAGCCATGTTCGTTCTCCTTTGTGGGGTAGTGGTCACCGTCGTGGCCGACAAACAGGGCACATTCGGGCGTTTCGCACTCCTGCGGGCCAAGCATGGGCAACCTCATCAAAAAGGCGTTTCTGTGCTGGCCGTGTTCCACGTTTCCACAGGAGCCGCAACAGCCGGAACGGGAGCATTCCCGGAACTCTTCACCTTCGCCTTATTCAACGAACGCTTCACCGAATGCCGCACAACACCATCCTTCTCCCACTCATCAACATCATCCGAATGCAGCCCCGACACCTCCACTTCCTGCCCCTCAAACAGGCCATGCTCCGATTCAAACCAAGCCGTCCAACGTTTTTGCACGGTCTTGTCCCGCACCTGGAACGACTCAATAACCTCCGCACCAGTCCCGTTATAAAACACCCTCGACACAACACCACTCACAGACACAAAAGCCATCAGCTTGCCTTCCTTGAATCAAACTCAGGGTGATCGATCATGAACTGCGCCAACGCGAAACAATGCCACGCCGCCGCGATCACATGCGGCAACTGCATTTCCTCATCAACGTCTTCGCCAGCCCAAAACTGGTTCAGGTGACGTTGCGCCGCCGCATACGAGTACTTCCACTCGTAACCTTTTTTCCAGTTTGAATCGTCATACTTTTCAGCGCCACGTCCATACAACGTCGCCAACAGGCGGAGCGGTTCAGTTGGTATCAGGTCATACCGTTGCTCCTTGCTACCTTTTTGACCCCCAGTTGCGGAAGTCACACGTTTCTCAGTCATCCCAACACCTCCGCCCACTCAGACCACACATTCAACCGCCGCCGATGATCCGCAATCCCAACGTTGTACGGTTGCGTAAAAATCACGTGCTCCCACGACGGATCCAAAGACCCCTTCACTTCGGGTTTGTCATCCACCAGATAATCGCCGTACACCAACGTCTTATCCGTTGTGATGATCACCCTCGACGCCCAATGAGCCCCATAATGGGCGGCAACCCAATTCAATTTGTCCGACGCACAAGTCGGATTTGCCACCCAAGGGCTCGTACAAATCCGCACATCATGCCCCGCCTTATCCATAGCATTCAGTGCCTGCTTCGCACCAGGAATCGGTTTCAGGCGACTGTAAAACCCGGGCTCAACCATGACGGCCCCGATAATCGCCTTTTCCCTGTCTGTGCGGCCAGCGTTCAGGTCAAATGTGGTCTGCTGTTCATGGCGCGGGATCCCGGCTGCTTCATCACCGAACAGGGCGAGCGAATCGTTGAACGCTTGCCCCCAATCCGCGATCACCCCATCCATATCAACCAAAACTCTCATCGCACTCTCCTTCGCTTATTCGCCGGCAACCCCAGTTCGCGTCGAACCGTCGCAGCCCGCAAATTCGTCCAACCCAACTCACGAGCAACATCCGCATCACACAAGCCCCGACGCCACCGAACAGCCACACCCGCAGCCTCATCATCCGGGGCCTCAAACGAGGACGCCACCTTCACCAACCATTGGTCAACCCGCAACCCGGCATCCTCAGCAGCACCCGCCAAACGCCAAAACAAGGCGTCGGGAACATCAACCTGAACCTTCAAAGCGCCAACCTCCGACACTTTTCACACGGCAACGGATAGTAAGGGTGGTCAGGGCACTCAACCGTCCCAACAGTCAACACTTTCGTCTCCTTCGCCCGACGCGTCTGAGCAATCACATGCGCTGGCAGAAGATATGACGTGGATTCCCGAAAGTGTTGCTCCACGCCCTCACGAGCAGCCTCAAAATCAAGATGCCCAGCAACCCGGTGCCATTCCTC